CCTGTAGAAGAACACTGGGCACAGGAAGTAATTGAGGAGTGTGCAGCGTTTCCTAATGGTCAGTATGATGACTATGTTGATTCTATGACCCAAGCTGTGTTAAGATATCGACAAGGTGGATTTGTTTCAACATATTCTGATGATTGGGATGATGACCAAATTAAAGTAGAAAAAGAATATAAATATTATTAGGAGAATTTTTTATGGAATCATCAAGCACAAAAGGTAATATTCGTCACGGAAAACTTAAATCTCAAAAAGAATTAAAAAAAATTACTGATTCTAAAGAATATAAAAAATCTGATTACGAAGGTAAAACTAAAAAATTAAATGTGGCAACTGCTAACAAAGGTATGTCTGTTGGCCAAGCAAAGATTGCAGCCAAAGCTCCACCACCAAATAAAATTGATGCAAAAGATTTTGCTGTGTTAAGATCTGAGAAAGCAAAAGGCAGAGGCATGGGTCTTCAAGATGAGAAGGTTCAACCAGGTAAAGTCATGAAAGCAAATTTAGGTACAATGGCTACTAAACTTATTTCAAAATTTATGGGTAAGAAAAAATCTGCAAGTTCAGATAATTCTAATATGGCTTCCTCAGGAAAAGGCATGAGTGGAATGCTTCCAAAGCTTTTACAAAAAGCTATTGATGATGGTACAATAAAAACAGCTAAACATGGTAAGATGATAAAAGCTAGAGTTGGTAAATCAGTTACAAGAATTCCTTTAGCCGGTAAATCTACAAGCGTGGGTTCTACTACTATGAAGGGAATGAAATTTTCCGATAAAGCAAAAATGGTAGACGCAGGAAAAATTAACAAAGCTACAGGTAAGTTTACTTCTATGGAAGCTCTTAGAGAATCTATAGGTTATAGACCAGCAGAAACTTCAGAAAAATTTAATAAAAGACAAACTGCTATGGCTGCTGCTAAGAAAGCAGCAAGGGCAAGTAGAATTGGTAAAATAGCTTTAGGTGTTGGTACTGCAGGAGTCGCTGCATCTCAATACTTAAAATCTAAAATGAATAAGAAAAAAGATGTTAAGAAAAAAATGGGTGGTGGCATGATGCAAAGACCTATGGGTTATACTACAGGTGGACCATCTAGTGGTTTTAGATCTAAACAAGATAGAAAAAAAGCTGAAAAAAATATTAAACTAGCAAGAAGTAAAGAAGGTTTAAGATCTTATTTATCAAGCGGAAATAAACACAACCAACCCATGAGAAAAGAAAGATACATGGAAGGTAGAAAAGCAAGACACACAGAGTTTAAGAAAAAAATTGCTGGAACTGCTTTAAGTATAGCTTCTACTTTAAACCCCGTTACTGCTGTTGCAAAAGGGATTAAAAAAATTATTAAACCAGGAAAGAAAAAAAGAGATTTTCAAAAAGGTGATTACGGAGATATTTCAGTTAAAAAAAATATGGGTGGCATGATGATGCCAAGACCTATGGGTTATAAAGATGGAACAAAACCAGGAACAGGACCTATGAGTAAAATGGGAAAAGCAGGCAGAGCAAGGCAAGTAAGAAGAACACAAGCAGGTAAACTTGCAATTGAAGCAGGACCCAGAGCAATGCAAGCAAGAAAAACACAAGCAGGACTATCACAAACACCAAAGGAAAGAAAAGAAAGACCAGCTTTAGTTGTTCAGTTCGGTGTTCCAGAAGGACCAGCTAAACAAAATACAACTATTAAAACAGTAAAGGTAAAAAACAGAGATGAACTAAAAAAAACATTAAGTTCCAGAATGAGTGGTGGCATGATGCAAAGACCTATGGGTTATAGATCAGGTACAATGGTCAAAGCACGTGGTTGTAAACTAGGTAGAACAAGACCTACTAAAATTACATAGGAGGGACAATGTCCCTAAAGGCATTACTAAAAGCTGGTAAGGAATTACTTAAGGCGAAGAAACCTTCAGCAACACCGACCACCGGAGAACAAACAAGACAAATAACTTATACACCTAAACCTTCACAGGCACAGGCTAAAGAATTAGTTACACAAGAATTAAAAAACCCACCAGTAGTTTTAAAGAAAACAAAACCCCTACAGATGGGTGATGACATAGCACCTGCTTTTGGTTCATCAACATATGACTGGGCTATGAGAATGGGTAGGTCCAAGTACACTGCAGATGAGTGGCTAGACCATTTAACATCTACTAGAAAAGTAAACTTTAAAATATTTGGCAAACCTGCAACTAAAACTGTTCGTGAACAGAAAAGATTTAAATACGATTCAGGTCCCTTTGCCGGTAGAGAAGTTAGTGTATCCAAAGAAGAATTATTTGATTCCAATTTAGCAGTATTTAATGACATGGGAGACCTAACAGGTGGCCTCTTATATGCAGCAAAGAAATTTGGTTTAAAGCTTGATGCTAATGAAGTTGGAGCTATGATCAAACTAAACCCTATCAATAGATTAAAACCAATAGAGCTTGGTGTTAACAAAGGTGCACAAGAAGCATTTGATGTTTCTGCTAAAAATGCAAGAAATACTGTTAGAGATTTACAAGTTAAATACAAAGATAACGATGCTGTAAAATATGAATTAGATCAACTGCAATACTATTTAAAAGCTGATAGTGGTGTTCCAAGTAGAGGATCGCTAAGAGATATAAATGATACATTAAAAAATTTAACAAAATCTGGAATGGTAGCTGTCGATGAAAAAAAAACACTGAACAAAGTTATTGGTGATATCAATAACAAAGTTGGACCAATGCAAGCTACAAAGACTAGATACGGAAATGAATCTAATTACACATTACAAGGTGGTAAAGATTACAGAGAAACTATTTTTACTTTACCAGAAGATATTACAACAAACTCAAAACTTAGAAATGCAGGGGGACACTTTACAGATGAGATTGGAGATGTAAATAATATTTATCATATTAGATTTGATACAAGGTTCACACCTGATGGTAAAAAAGTATTTATGATTAATGAAATACAATCTGATGTAAACCAGAGTATTGCAAAAAGTATGACTAAAGCTGCACAACTATCAGGAGAACGTAGACTTAATCCTTTTAACGCTGAGATAGAATTAAATTTACTTGTAGGTCAACGTGGTAAAATGCTTAAAGATTTAGATGAGGCTGTTGCTAGAAATGAGTTTGGTAGAGTTAACTCAATCAGTGCCTCTATGAAAGATATTAATACAAAATTACAAAGATTAAGTTCTAAAAGAGAAGGTTATGGAGATGGTACCGTTAAAGATTACTTTCCTATGGTTGAAGCGGATTCTTATGGAGACCACGCTGTTAAATATTTAATGCAGAAGGCTGCACGTGAGAATGTTGATTACATAGCAGTTGCCCCGTTTGACAAAGTAAGTTTCAGGCAAGGATACAAAGCAGGTAATGAAAGATTTTATGGTTACGCTAATGGTAAAGGTATTGGTAAAAAAGGTAAAGCAGTGCTTCCCGATGTAATGTCTAAGAATGCAAGGTTCTATGGATCAAAGGCAGGGCCAACAAAGATATCTTTATCGGATCCAAAAAAACCTTATAAAAATGTTAGTAATGATAAATTTAAATATCCATCAGACCACCCATTAAAAGGAAAAGAAATTAAAAGTGATTACCACAGTAATGCTGGTATGAATCCTGAAAAAGGAACTAAGAATATTCCAGAAGGAGATCCACGCTTGTATTTTGATGCATATGCGATTAAAGTGGTTCCACTAATGAGAAATACACAAAAAACGTACAAGTCCAAAGGCGGACTTGTGGTGGATATGTTTAAACCAATAAGGTACAATTAATCATGGCAGTAGAAAAAGTAACAGAAGAGTTAGCAGAAGAAGTAGTTGAGCAACCTGAGGGTCTTCCAATTGACGTAGAAGTTGAAGGCGAAGAAGAGGTTGTTGAGGAAAGACCTCAAGACGATTTTAATGCAAACTTGGCAGAAGACATGGACGAGCAAGAGCTTAAGGACATGGCCATGGAGCTTATTGAAGAATACAAAAAAGATAAAACATCCAGAAAAGAATGGGAAGATGCTTATATCAAAGGTTTAGATTTATTAGGAACCAAGTATCAGGAAGTAACAAAACCATTTAAAGGTGCTTCCGGTGTCACGCATCCATTGTTAGCTGAGTCTGTTACACAATTCCAAGCACAAGCATATAAGGAACTTGTTCCATCTGATGGGCCAGTCCGAACACAAGTTATAGGCTTACAAACACCGGCTACCGAACAACAAGCAGATAGAGTTAAAGATTATATGAATTACCTGCTGATGGAGGAGATGGAAGATTACACAACTGACATGGATCAGATGTTATTTTATCTACCACTATCTGGTTCTACATTTAAGAAAATTTATTACGATGCAATGTTAGATAGACCTGTATCTAAATTTATTCCAGCAGAAGATCTAGTAGTTCCTTACTACGCATCTGATTTAAAAGATTGTGAAAGAATAACTCATGTAATTAAGATGACACAGAATGAAGTTACAAAAAAAATGGCTGCAGGTTTTTATAGAGACATAGAATTAATAGACAGCAGTACAGAACCAGATTCAGTACAGAAAAAATTAAATGAACTAGAGGGTGTTAAGGGCACAGGTTCAGATTACTTAAATACAATTCTTGAGATGCACGTAGATTTAAATTTAGATGACTACGAAGATTTTGATGACAAGGCTAAGAAAATTAAAATTCCATACATTGTCACTATTGATGAAGGAAGTGGAGAGGTTTTATCTATTTATAGAAATTACAGACCAAATGATTTAGGTTATGCAAGAGTAGAATATTTTGTACATTACAAATTTTTACCTGGATTAGGTTTTTATGGTTTTGGTTTAACACATATGATTGGTGGTTTATCACAAGCTGCAACTCAATCGTTAAGACAATTGATTGATGCAGGTACTTTAAAAAATTTACCAGCAGGATTTAAATCACGTGGTATCAGAGTTAGAGATGATGACCAACCAATTCAACCAGGAGAGTTTAGAGATGTAGATGCACCTGGTGGAAACATTAGAGATCAGTTTTTTAATTTACCATTTACAGAACCGTCACCAACTTTATACAACTTAATGGGCTTTGTAGTACAAGCAGGGCAAAAGTTTGCTGCGATTACAGACTCTAGTGTTGGTAATGATACACAAAACAGAGCTGTTGGAACTACTATGGCGCTGATGGAAAGAGGATCACGTGTTATGAGTGGTGTTCATAAAAGATGTTACTACGCAATGAGACTAGAATTTAAAATCTTAGCAAGAATTTGTGGAGAATATTTACCACCAGAATATCCTTACGATGTTTACGGTGGACCAAGACAAATAAAACAAACAGATTTTGATAACAGAGTAGATATTCTACCTGTTGCAGATCCAAATATTATGTCTATGGCTCAAAGAGTAACACTTGCACAAGCACAATTACAAATTGCACAATCAAACCCACAGATGCACAACCTACACGAAGCATATAGACGTGTTTATGAAGCACTTGGAACTAAAACTATAGATCAAATTCTAAAGCCACCACCAAAACAACCAGAACCACTAGATCCTGCAAAAGAAAATGCACGTGCGCTTCAAATGAAATTGCTTACAGCGTTTGAATTTCAAGATCACGATGCTCATATCGCTGCACACATGGCGTTTATGGCATCAAGAATGGTACAGATTAATCCTCAGGTATATGCGTTATTACAATCACACATTTCTGATCACATTTCATTTAAAGCTAAAGCACAAGTTAAACAAATGATGATGGAAAATCCTGAAATGACACAAATGGCTCAACAAGACCCTCAACAGTTTGAAATTATGTTTGAAGCAGAGGTTGCGAAGGTTGCAGCACAAATAACTCAAGAGTTAGTACAAACTGAAAATGCAAATCAGAATAAAGAAGACCCTTTAATTAAAATTAAACAACAAGAAATTGATTTAAGAGCCATGGATCTTCAAAGAAAAGCTGAAGAGACTAAATTTAGAGCAGATCAAGAAAATCAAAGAGCAGCAGACAGACTTGATTTTGATTATGATAGACTTGCAACGCAAGACCAACAATCAGACGAACGTTTAGAAGTAGCGAGAGAAAAAATTGACTCAAAGAAGAAATAATTCATTGAGTGGAGGTGTATCTTCTGGTCCACCACCTAAAAGAGGGCCAAACCCACAAGGGCTAACCGAAAAGAAGTTTAAAAGTGTTAAAAAGTACACCAAAAAACTCATACGAAAGTCTTCCAGTACAGTCTAAATTAATTTTTTTGTCTGGAGTATTTGATGGAGAAGGCAGCTTTGGCATTTGGTCAAAGGGAGTAAACAGAAGAAAAGAATTTGCGTGTAAAGTGGAGATGTCGGACTATGACAGCTTAAAAAAATTTTCAGATATGTTTGGAGGAAACCTAACTTTTTGTAAAAAACGCCAAAAACATCATAAACAAACTTGGGTATGGAGACAGAACGGATACAGGGCTTTCTTGATCATAGATAAAATGATAGAATTCATGTGTATAAGAAGACAGGATAAATATTATGTGGATAAGCGCGATAAAATTGGCGGCACAAGCCGGTACGCACATCTTCAAGAAGCGTCAAGAGACAAAGATGCTTATGGCGGATGCACAAATGATGCACGCAAGAAAGATGGCTCAAGGTGAGGAAGCTTACCAAGGAAAACTTTTAGAATCAAGAAATTCAGACTGGAAGGACGAGGCAGTTTTGATAATTTTGTCAGCGCCAATAGCTGTTCTGAGTTGGGCTGTTATAAGTGACGATCCAGGAGCGATGGACAAGGTAAAATTGTTCTTCGAAATGTTTTCGCAGCTTCCGGGCTGGTTCACAAATTTATGGATCCTTGTCGTGGCAAGTATCTATGGTATAAAGGGAACTCAAATTTTCAGAGGCGGAATGAATAAGGATAAAAAATGAACCTAGAAAGAGATTTACAAAAATTAAGAAAAGAAAGAGCATTAAAAGAATCGGCTATAGCTCAACTTCGTAAAAGAAGCAAAGATTCAGTAGCTAGACCTAGAGCAAATAAAAATATATTATCAACTAATCCAGGGATGCAAAAAATATGACAAAATTATGTGCTAGAGGCAAATCAGCTGCAAAAAGAAAATTTAAAGTTTATCCATCAGCTTACGCTAACGCATATGCATCAAAAATATGTGCTGGTAAAGCAAAAGATCCATCAGGAGTAAAAAGAAAAGATTGGGGACCTAAAAAAGCTAATAAAGGACTACATGCAGAAACTCCAAAAAAAACAAAAAAGAAACCAACACCAGGTGGTAGAGATAGAAATGAATATTTAAGAAAAAAACAAAATCCATATTCTGAATATGGTGAAAAAGGTAAATTAAAATATACAGCAGCCAACAAAGGTGCTGAAATAAAAATTAATAAAGTTATTAAAGGTTTAAAAAAGGCATCTAAAACACACGCAGGACAAGCAAAAAGTTTAAGCACAGTTAAATTAGTAAGAGGCGGTGGTGCAGCCATAAGAGGACTTAACTTTCAAGGCGTAAAATAATGTACAAGAAGGGTTCTTGTTGGGAAGGTTACGTTCAAAAAGGAATGAAGAAAAAAGGGAACCGAACAGTTCCGAACTGTGTACCTGCTATGAAAACAGGTGGACTTAACGAATGGTTTAAAGAAAAATGGGTAGATATTGGAGCAAAGAAAAAAGGTGGCAAGTTTCAAGAGTGTGGAAGAAAATCTGCCAGTGGTTCAAGCCGGAAGTATCCGAAGTGCGTACCACTTGCAAAAGCCACAGCGATGTCAAAGTCGCAAAAGGCATCTGCTGTAGCCAGAAAAAGAATGGCAAGTAATGCAGGGCCCAAACCAACTAACGTGAGGACATAATATGTGGAAATGGATTAAAAGTATTTTTACA